CTGTTGGCGGCGCGCGAGGCGTCGTAGTCACTGTTCTCCATGATCTCGACAACATCAGGATGCTGAGTGTTGACGAACTCTTTCACGTCATCTTCCGAGACGTAGTTGAATTCCAAACGCTTCAGCGCATCCAGCGAAATGCTGGTGAACTCGAGCGAAGTGTTCTTCACATCAGTCGGGTAGATCGGCGAGTCGAAGAAAGGATCATCGACGTTGACGTAGTTGTAGCGCAGCTGACTGAAGGCCAGCTGTTGCAGACGATCGGAGGTATACAACATACCGATCTCGGCGCTCAGTGCTTTCGCGAAAGGCACGCCGTAGTTCTTGATGGTGTCGAACGCACCGCGGATGGTCGCAGCCAGTGCATCACTGGTGGCTTCCTTAACAGCGGAGTGCGCGGTGGTGTGGGTGGTAACGCGAACGATCTCGTCACGGAAATCAGCGCCGTAAGCAGCAGAACCGTAGCTCTGTTCGTTCAGACCCGCCACCAAGTCTTTGGCCTTGACAGGGGTGTCGCTGTTGACCGCTACAGCGATGGCTTCAGCGATGGCAACACTGGATGCTCGAATCATTGCGCTTCCCCTTTCACAGCAGCGGTGATGGCCTTGCTGATGTGTTCGTCCTGGATAGCCGGGTCCAACGGAGCGATGAACTCCAACCCAACCTTGTCGATAGTGCTTTTCACCAGTTCTACCGTGTTAGCGATAGTCACCGTGTCTTGAATGAAAGTCTGTTGGTTCATGATGAACGTACCCTTGACAGAAGAATGAAGTTAAGCCGCAGCAAGAACACGATTCACAGTGTCCATGCCTTTGTAGTAAACGTCGTACAGGCGGGAGTTGATCTCGCCCACGGTGATCGCCCCGTCCTTGTTGTAGTCGAAGCCGTTGTTCTGGGCGTAACCCTTCTTCTCGGCTTCAACGTCCTTACGGAAGATAACAGTGTCGGCTTTCGCACCCACCGCTTTCGGGTAAAAGATCGTGAGGTAGAAGTCTTCCAGCTGGGTGTAAGTCTTGCCGCGCTTCGCCCACATGTCGAAGTACTTGAAGACCCACTTGAGTTGCTCCAGCTGCGACAACTTGATCAGCTCAGCAGTGGTCGTACCGAGATCCGCAGCAGCCATGTCACCGAACTGAATCAGCCCGAAGTACTTGGCGCCTGCCATGTTCTGTTTGGTTGGGCTAAACGTCCCGCCGCTTTCGAAGTGCATGCAGGACATCAGCCAATCAACCGCTTCAGCAGGCCAGTTGCGGGCTTTGCAACCCGCGATGACCGCATCCAGAAACTCCTTCGACACCACGACACTCCACGCAGCCTTATAACGAGGCAGGCGGTTAGCCAAGATGTAGGCATCTGCGGCTTTACGGAAACCAGACTTGGTACCGATGCCGTAGGTAGCGTCCACTTTACCGTCATACAGACCGGCGGCTTTCAACAGGTCCTGGAGCTTAACGATGACTTGCGCCATCTCGTCCCCCGGTACAGTCGAAGCCGGGATGTTGGGCAGAGGCTGACCGGTCGCTTGGCGGAAATACGCAGACACCAGAGAGATGGATGCGTTCAAACTGCCGCTTCCCCACTTACCATCAATGGACGAAGTGTAAAGACCGGTTTCTTTCAACATCACTTGGACATCGCGAATGCCGTTGAAGTTTCTGTAGTTCATGGTTACTTACCTCGATAAATGGCGATGGCCTGTTTAGACACCGCGATAGTGAGCTCACAACTTACCAGCTTGTTACGGAAGCTCAGTACCATGCGGTTAAACATACCTTTAAGGCTGGACTTGATCAGGACTTCTCGACCATCTTCGGTCATCAGGGGTTTGTGCATGATGCGACCCACTGTGCCCTTCATCTGGTTAGCGAGAACATATTTGTCAGCGTTGGTGCTTGGGTCCATCGATTCAACCAGGATGGTGACGAACGCTTTACCAGGCGACAGAATCGGCTTGTTCACGTTCAGGCTGTTGGACACAGCCCCCTTGGTTACATCGGACCCTTCGATGTCGGCTTTCTTCTTGCGGGTTTTGTCTTGAGCGTTGATAAACTTCCGAACGCTGTCCGACATTTCCTCGAGCGGCGAGTTGTACACCACTTCGATTTTGATGACCTTGCCATGGTGGCTGGAGCGAACCTGACGGATGCCCAGTTTGTTCACCTCGGCTGCGATTGCGCTTTCAGCAGTATCCGCGACCAAATGGTCGTCTTCAACGTTGCATAAAATCGAGTCGTAGTCAACGGAATCACCCTCTTTCACCATCATCTCGATGTTCTGATTCACATCGATCGCAAAACGCTTCGGCTTGATGTACGGAGTAACCCCTTCCATCGCCAATGAATGCGCGATAGCCAAGCTATCCTCGTACACGTCCTGATCTTCTACCAAGGCAATCCGCACCATGCGACCTGCCTTCCACGCCACCTGACCTGGGCAGAACGGATCACGAGCAAACCACTGTACATCCCAACCGATCACATCACCCTTATTAAAGGTGTCACCGGGTTTCAAGTCGGTAACGCGTGTGTGCCGATGGTACTCACCGCTGGCCTCACCGATTGCCAACCCCAGAGGGTAGACGTCAGTGGTGCCGTCCTTATAAGTCACCCGCAGAGCGTCGTCAGACACTTCAGTGACCTTGCCTGCTTCAGCGGCTACCTTGCTGTACAGTTCGGACGTACGGTGCGCTACGACGTTCTCATAGCCTGTACGGAGGATGTTTGGGGTGTAGTTCATTGCACTGACTGCCTGACTCGCTTGAGTCGAGGTAAAGACAGAGCGTTTCGAGTCATCGTGACCCACACCGTATTGCAGGTTACCCGTTACCGACACCAGACCAGCGTTGGTTGGTTTCTCGCCCACCGCGATGTTGCCACGGAAGTCTTTGATACCAGGGTCAGAAGTCAGATAGGTTACGAAGCCTACCTTACCGCTGTCCTTGTTCGCTTCCGAGATCTTGCCCCGGTAGCTTTCCAACTGCTGACGTGCCCGCTTGACCATCGTGATTTCGCTACGACCACCCACACCGCCGAAGGTTACTTCCTCCTGATCCTTCAACTGGTGGATTGGGTTAACCTCCTCCACCAAGTTCACCGAGGTATCGGTAATGATGTTGAGGATCACCGCTTCAGGGTTGATGTCGATCGTGTGCTTACGCTCTTTGCCTTTGTTCCGGTATTGACGGATGGCTTTCACCAGCTCCCGGTACACGTGACCAGCAAAACGTTCGTAGCCCACGATACGCTGTTCTTCCAACTCCACTTCATGCCGGGTGTAATCCGTTTCCAGCATTTTCACCGCATCGATCAACAGGTAGTGGAACGATGTAGCGTGACCCATCTTCGCCAGTTCTTCCTTGGTGACCGGGTCAATGAAGAGGTCGAACAGGTTCTTCATTTCTTTGAACTGCTGAGGCTTAACCTTAGGGTCGCCCATCAACGGAACCCAGATGCCTTTCTCGTTGAGATCGACACGGCTGAAGTTACCGATGTTGTTCAGCTTAGGCATACCACCGAAGATCAGGCTGGCCAACTTCTCACGACGGTTGAAGATCAGGTACTCGTCGTTGAACGCAATGGCGTACTCATCTTCACCGAGCTTAGGCTTAGTGCCCATTGGAACGGTGCGAGTGGTAGCCTTGGTGACCTGGATCAGTTTGTCGATACCGAAGTAGTAGCAGAGCACCACACCAATCGGGAAGTAATACCCGCTGATGTTGATCACCGCATACTCGATAGGTGCGCGTGACAGGTTAATCCCCATCAGGCTTTCTACCGTACCGACTTCGGTGTCCCCTTGGAAGAGGTTACCGAACCCATCGATCGTCAGAGGCTGACCATCTTTAACGCCCACCAGGAATGCATCTTTCTTGGTGTAGCGCTTGTACTCAGGGTACTTGTCGAGCAACTCGTCAATCTGGAAATTCAGCTGCCCAAAGCCCGTCACGGTAATGTGCTTGAACTTCTTCGCCAGAATGCTGTAGATACGCGGAGAAACGTATTCAGGGTTGTACCCTGTACCCAGGCTGTAGACCAAAGGAGGAATCACACCCTCTCTTCGTTCACCCCGGTTACGAATCTGTTTAACCAGCCACAGACCGTAATCGTCCACCACCTTCTGACTGCGCAGCACCATGAGCTTGCGGTCATAGTAGCTGGTCAAAGCAACCTTGAAAGCGTTGATCTTGCGGATCGGCAGTTCCATGCG